TGAAAATGGTTTTGAGCGACTTGGAATGGGTCGTGAGGACGAATATTTCTGGAAAACAGCAAAAGAACGCGAAAATTCACCTGAAGAGGAAGAAAATGACTCCAAGTAACGACTTTTTAGACAATTTAGCTAACGATCAGCACCAAAAAATGCTTCGTGAGATTGCTAACGATAAAATTACACCAAAAAAGACAGATAAAATCAAAGAAAGTGAACTTTTTGACCCAGAAAGTGATCCAGAACCACTTTTTGGTTGATAAATAATACATAATTGCCGTATTGTTGTGCCATTAGAGAGGGTTAGTCAAGGTTTTATAGATGTCAGCATGACATTTAAGAAAAACCCATTGACTAATGATTTAATTACGATTAAAGATCGAAATGCAATTGCACGTTCCATCAAAAATATCGTATTTACCGTTCCTGGAGAGAAAGTTTTTAATGAAAACTTTGGATCAAAGATCTCTGAGTTACTTTTTGACAATATGGACGACTTAACTGCGGCAAACATTAAAGATGAGATTACAAGGTCTATTGAAAATAATGAACCAAGAGTTAGATTGAGAAAAGTTAGGACTTCTCCCAACTTTGAAAACAATCAATTTGATGTGACTATCATATATGACATTATTGGTGTAGATGTACCTGCACAGCAATTAGAATTCGTCTTGCAACCAACAAGGTAAAAATGCCATTAGTTAATTTTTCTAACCTGGATTTTGATCAGGTTAAAACATCACTCAAAGAATACCTAAGATCAAATTCCAACTTCACGGATTATGATTTTGAAGGATCTAACCTTTCATCAATTATTGATGTTCTGGCATATAATACTTACATTACCTCATATAATGCAAACATGGTTGCGAATGAGGTATTCATTGATAGTGCAACTTTAAGGGAAAATGTAGTTGCTTTAGCAAGAAATATAGGATATGTTCCAAGATCAAGAAAAGCAGCAAGAGCAACTGTTAGTTTTACCGTTGATACATCAGAAATTACTCCAACTCCAGCAACAATTACTCTAAAAAAAGGTATTGTTGCTACTACAAATAGTCGTTTTGGATCTCAATCCTTTGTATTTTCTATTTTAGATGATATAACAGTTCCCGTTTTCAATGAAACGGCAATTTTTAATGACATAATGATTCATGAGGGAGTTCTTTTAGAATCAAATTTTACATATTCTTCCGTAAATCCAAATCAAAAGTATATTTTACCAAATGCAGGTATTGATACTGAATTAATTAGAGTTTCTGTAAAGAATAGTCAAACTTCTACAGCAGCTGCAAAATATAGTCTTCAAGATAGTCTTTTTGATATCAATGGCGAATCAAAAGTTTACTATCTACAAGAAATCGAAGATGAAAGATATGAGTTAATTTTTGGAGATAATATTTTTGGAAAAGCACTAGAGGAAGGAAATTATGTTACAGCAAATTATATTGTCACTAATGGTGATTCTGCAAATGGCATCAGTCAATTCAATTTTGGTGGAAGAATCTCCTATGTTAGAAATGGAGTTGAGTATAACGTAACTTCCGGTATTTCTCTCTTAAGTCCAGGGTTAATTGCTTCAGGTGGAGAAAACATTGAAACAATTGAATCTGTTAAAAAATATTCAACTCGGATATATGCAACTCAAAACAGGGCACTGACTTCAAATGACTATGAAACTTTAATTCCGTCAAGAATTTACCCAGAAACTGAATCTATTTCTGTTTTCGGTGGAGAAGAGTTAGTTCCTCCCCAATATGGAAAGGTTTTTATCAGCATCAAACCAAGATTTGGTGATTATCTACCAAATTTAATTAAAGAGAACATTAGACTGAAACTTAAAAAGTTTTCAGTAGCAGGAATTGTTCCAGAAATATTAGATCTCAAATATTTGTTTATTGAGAGTGATGCAAAAATATATTACAACTCAAATTCAGTTTCATCTGCAGAGTTAGTATCTACTGTTGTTCAAAATAATGTTAAAAAGTACTCCGAATCAACTGAGTTAAATAAGTATGGAGCGAGATTCAAGTACAGCAAATTCTTAAAAATAATTGATGATAGTCATGAATCTATAACGTCAAACATTACGACGATTCAAATGAGGCGTGATTTAAGAGTATCACTAAATGCATTAGTTGAATATCAAATTGGCTTTGGTAATTCTTTCTATATTAAGAGCATGATTGGATATAATATTAAAACTTCTGCCTTTAGAGTAGATGGTATTAACTCTGATGTTTACCTATCAGATTTACCGAATACAAATAGAGAAACTGGAGAATTATTCTTATTCACAGTTCCATCTATAAACTCTACATCTGCATCAATTTTAAGAAGAAATGTTGGAACGATTAATTATAAGCAAGGTATTTTGACTTTAAATCCTATAAACATTCTAGGAGGAAAGGTTAAAGATGGTCAAACGATTATCGAAATATCTGGATCTCCAACATCAAATGATGTAATAGGGTTACAAGACCTTTATTTACAACTCGATGTTGGTAATAGCAATTTTGAAACTGTATTGGATGAAATTGCATCTGGTCTCGATCCATCCGCATCTAACTATATTGTAACATCCAGTTATGCAAATGGCATTTTAGTTAGACCAGGCGGTAGAGGAAGTGTACCAGTGACCACGACAAGTGCTGCTACAGGCGGCATTACAGGCACTACAGGGACTTCAACACAAACAGTAGGTAGTGTCGCAGCAGGCACATATTCAGCACCTTCTACATCTTCACCTGCTCCATCCACTGGAGGCGGCTCAGGCGGTTCCAGCGGCGGCGGCGGTGGCGGTTACGGTTACTAATACGATTACTAATAGTATCATAAAATGTCAGAAAAGAGAGTTCAGTTTAACAACATAGTACAAAATCAACTCCCCTCCTATGTGAGAGAGGAGTTCCCTCTTATTTCTGAATTTTTAAAACAATATTATCAGGCACAAGAATATCAGGGTGCTCCTATTGATTTAATTGAAAATATCGATAGGTATATTAAATTAGATAATACAACAAATTTAACTTATTCAACTACATTACTGGAAGATATCTCATTTAATGACTCTACAATAAAAGTTGATCTTGCAGTTTCACCAACAGGGACCAAAGGTTTTCCTGATACCTATGGACTAATTCAAATTAATGATGAAATTATTACCTACACAGGTAAAACAAATTCCTCCTTTACTGGATGCGTAAGGGGATTTGTAGGAATTACCTCATACATACCGCAAGGAAATAATGATAATTTAGAATTTACATCTACATCTTCTCAAGAACATGAAAAAGGTGATGAAATTAAAAATCTTAGTTGTTTATTTTTAAAAGAATTTTTAAAGAAAACAAAGAAACAATATTTACCATTACTTGATGAAAGATCTTTATCAGAAGATCTGAATCAAAATTTGTTTATAAAGCAGTCTAAAGATTTTTATCTTAGTAGAGGAACAGATAGATCTTTTGAGATTTTATTCAGAGCTTTGTACAATGAAGATGTAACTGTTGTAAAACCAAGAGATTTCTTATTTACTCCATCCAACTCAGATTATAGAGTTACAAGTGATCTAGTTGTTGAGTCAGTTGTTGGCAATCCTTTAGATTTAGAACAAGCAACTTTATTCCAAGATGCTTATGGATATAATTCTAATATCACAAAAGCATATGCACCAATCACTGGGGTAGAAAAATTACAGCAGGTAGGATCGGGAAAAAGTTTTTATAAGTTTAGTCTTGATGCAGGATATGATAGAGATGTTATTGTTGATGGTATCATATATGGGGCATTTTCTGTTCACCCAAAAACAAAATTAATTGGACAAGTTGGATCTGGAGTTTCAATTCTTAATGTAGATTCCACTGTAGGTTTTGGTACAACCGGAGAATTGTCTGTTACTTACAATGACACCACCACAGGAATTGTATCTTATACATCAAAGACGTTAACAGAATTTTTAAATTGCACTAATGTAACAGGAACGATTGTTGATGGTGAAGATGTTGGAATTAATACTTATGCATTTGGTAGATCATCTAAAAATCAAAATGAGGTAATTAGAGTAAAAATCAATTCAGTTCTTAGTAATGTAGAAATTCCCGATAACACTAAAGAGTATAGAGATGGAGATTCTGCAAGGATTAGAACTTTAGGAAAAGATAAGACTGATTCAATTTTTAAAAATTGGTTTTATAATTATTCAACCACACATAGAGTTGAACTTGTCAAATTAATTGACTCCTCTGATAGTAGTTACGAACTTAAATTATTTAAGGATCATTATTTTAAAGTTAATGATACAGTCGTCTTAACTGATAATAGTGGAAATAGAAAAGACTCAGTAATATATCAAGTTACTTCACCATCATCCATTTCTGTAAAAGGTCAAGGTAATTTAGATTCAAATAGATCGTACACCCTAAAAAGAAATATTTTAAGAGGTAATGCGACTAATTTTGCATCTGCAGGTTTAAGTCAGGCAAATGTGCAAGCTGTATTTGACGGAGATGAAAATTTTCTTGTAACTTCTCCATCAATTCCTTCATATTTTACTGCGGCGCTAAACACAGATGATAGATCTACAACTTTTTCTGAAACCGTTCCAGCAGGAACAGAAGTAGAAATTTCAAGATTAGGAAAACATAGTTTCTACACTGGAGATCCTGTTTATTATAGTGGTGAAGTAATCACCGAAAAATTTATTGCTGATGATAATACTATTCAAACAAGAACAGGAAGAGGAACTTCTTTAGGAGCAAACTTCCCTGATGGTTTATATTTTGTAAAAAGAGTTTCAGATACAACAGTAAAATTTGCTAAGAGTAGAAGTGATTTATTTAATAACAGATTTGTTGAAGTTGAAAGTGAAACAAAAGTAATTAATAATAAAGTAACTCCATATGAATTTAAGGATAAAACTTTAAAATCTCAAAAGATTGTTAGAGAAATTCCAAAACGTGCTCAACATACTGGCAAACTTACTCCTACAAAACCTGGATTTACTGGAGTATTAATTAACGGAGTAGAAATTTTAAATTATAAAGGTAATGATGTTATAAACTACGGAAAAATTGAAGAAATTGAAGTTCTGTCTCCTGGCCAAAATTTTGATATTATTGATCCCCCATTAGTTCTTATTGAAGATTCAGTTGGAACTGGTGCTACAGGAAACGCTGCAGTTCTTGGAAATCTGAATCAAATTAGAGTTATTGATCCTGGATTTGATTATACAGAAACTCCAGTCATAACAATCACTGGTGGTAATGGAAGTGGTGCATCTGCACAACCAAATATGAAACTGATTAATCATTCGGTTTCATTCTTTGCGGAACCAGCATCAAATAGAGTTGGACTTGGTGCTACTGTATCTACTATTGGATTCGGAACATTCCATAAGTTTAGAAATACTGAACAAGTAATATACAGGACAAACGGACAGGATGGTATTGGTGGATTAACGACCGATGCAAAATATCATGTATCAGTAGAGGACAACGAAACTGTTAAACTCTTTAATACTGTTGGAGATGTTTTAGCAGGAATTAATACTATCGTATTAACTTCGTTCGGTAATGGATCACATAGTTTACAAAGCGTTAATAAGAAATCTGTAGTTGAGTCTATTTCTGTAATATCAGGCGGATCTGGATATGAAAATAAAAAGAGATCAGTTGCCATTGCCGGAGTTAGTACATCTCAAAATACAATCACGATCAAAAATCATGATTATCTGTCTGGAGAAAAAGTAAAGTATACTGCAGGCACCTCTACAATTGAAGGTTTAAGTGATGGATCAGAATATTATGTAATTAAACTTGACGATGATAATTTTAGATTAGCAAATATAGGTCTTACAACATCTTCTAGAACTTTCTTCTATGATACAAATCAGTTTGTCGAATTGAAATCGACCGGTGCTGGAACTCATTCCTTTAACTATCCAGAAATTTCTGTTACTATCGCTGGGCCCATTGGTATATCCTCCATCGGAGAGGAAACTTTCCAAGCACAATTGCAACCAATATTCCGTGGACAAGTAACTTCTGTCAATCTTTCAAATAATGGTGTCGGATATGGTTCTTCAGAAGTATTAAATTTAGATAGACCACCTTCAGTCACTTTAGTCCCCGGAACTGAAGCACAGATGCAACCCATCATTAATGATGGAAAACTTCAGGAAGTATTGGTAATTAATTCTGGCAGAAGATTTAATTCTCCTCCAGATCTAGTTTTAGAAGGTGAGGGAGTTGGTGCAGTTATTGTTCCTATTCTAACAGATGGGACTATCACTTCAGTTAAAGTTTTAGAATCTGGAACTGGATATAACCAATTAACTACAACCATTAGTGTTGTTTTCCCTGGATCAGGTGCAACGTTAAAAGCAAAACTTCAAAATTGGAGAGTTAATCTAACACAAAAATATCTTTCTTCGTGGAAAGATGATGATGGTGTAATTACAAATGGTGTAAATGAAGATTTTGAACTACAATATGCTCACATTTATGCTCCAAGAAAATTAAGACAATTAATTTATTCGGTTGACCAGGATGGAAAAGTTCTTTATGGGGAAACTGATCTTAAAATAAACGTCAATACTAGACAAGAAGAACCATCAATACAACATTCACCGATTATTGGTTGGTCATATGACGGGCATCCGATTTATGGACCATACGGATATTCAACAAGATCTGGTGGTGCTGTAACTCAAATGAAGAGTGGGTATGTTGAAGATGCTCCTAAAGAAAATAGACCTCCACTTACCATATGGCCAAGCGGTTTCTTTATAGAAGACTTTACTTATAAAAATTTACCTGATGAGGATGTTCTTGACGAAAATAATGGAAGACATTGTGTCACTCCAGATTTCCCAAATGGATCTTACGTATACTTTGCTACAATAGATACGGTAGCAGATACCCAATCACCATATGCAGGATTTAGAAGACCAGTTTTCCCATATTTGGTAGGAGAAAACTTCCATGCAAAACCAAATGAATTTAATTTTGCTAAAACTTCAAATCAGGATAATTACAATTTCAATGCCTCTGGTTATGTAAAAAATACCACGCCATTTAATTATTTTGATGGTAACGAAAGATACGAGTATCTTTCCTTACCAAATGATTTAAAGCAATCTGTAGAAATTACTAATACCAAAAAAGGATCAATTCAGTCAGTTGGAATTTTGACTGGTGGCGACAATTATAAGGTAAATGACCCCATTGTATTCAATGAATCAAACACAGGTGGTACAGGCGTTTCTGCGAGGGTCTCAAGAGTTCTTGGTAGACCTGTAGAAAGTGTAAGTCTTGCAACTAGTTCTGTTTCTAACGTTGAATTTTATCCAGATGGAAAGGGAAAATATCTCTTATTTGCAGACAATCCACATCAATTCCAAAATTCAGATATCATTACAATATCTGGAGTTTCAACAACTTCTACAGATTTAGAAGGAATTTATTCTGCTGGAATCGGAACGAATGTATACACACTAACCGGGGTAGGAACAACTGCTGTAGAAACTGGGACTGTAGCACAAACAGGTGTTACAACATTCTTCAATGTATCAGGAAATTTAAATTACCCTAACATCAGGGAAAATGATATTCTTCAAATCGGAACAGAACAAGTAAAAGTTTTAAATGTTGATAACAGACAATCAAGACTTAGAGTTCTAAGATCTTTCAATGGAGTTGTTGGAGTATCTCATACAGTTGGAACTGGAGCTACTGTAACTCAAAGAAAAATATCAATCTCTGCAGGATTTAAAACTGACTTTGCATACAAATTAAATAGACAAATTTACTTCAATCCATCTGAAACTGTTGGTTTAGGTAGCACTGCTGGTGTGGGAATTGGAAGCACAATTTTCTTCTCAAATCCAGGAACTGGTGCTACAAGTTCAATTATTCCAACTAAAACTTTGCTTATTAGAGATCATGATTTGAACACTGGTGATCTTGTGACATATTCTGCTAATGGTGGAAGTGGAATTATTGTTCAAGACGAGACCAATGTTGGAGTTGGAACGACACTTGCAGACGGAACTCAATTATTTGTTGCTAAAGTAACAGATTATCTGATTGGACTTTCAACCGTAAGAGTTGGTCTTGGAACCACGGGAACTTTTGTTGGTGTAGGAACAACAGCATCTACAACTTTAGCATTCTTGAGTGTAGGATCTGGAGTAGTTCATAGTTTGAAAACAAATTATGATGTAATCACTGGAAATGTTAGTAGAAATAGAGTAACTGTTTCTACTGGACAATCTCATGAAGTTGTCATCAATCATGATATATTCTTAGACATAAATCCTGGAGTATCTTCAGCATTTAATATAAGATACAATGACTTTAATCGTAAAGTAATTGTTGATCCACAATCTTACACCTCAACGGGTATTAATACATCCACTGGTGTTATTACTATTACTAATCACCAATTTACTAAAGGTCAAAAAATTGTTTATACTTCAGGAGATGTTGCTGAAGGATTAGTAAATGAAAAAATTTATTATATTGGTATAATCGATAATAATAGATTCAAATTAACAGAAACTTATGATGATGCAATAAGAAAAATACCAGCTGGAGTTGGTATTGCAAGCACTGGTGGTGGTGGAACTATCAATCCAATTAATCCACCATTAAAACTGTACAAAAACTCTACTGTTGATTTTATTTTAACAGATTCTTCTTTATCATATACTCAACAAGCAACTAATTATTCTGCGTTTGAGTTTAACTTATATGCGGATAAGAATTTCACTAACATATACACTGGTAAAGTTAGTGATGGTAAAAATTATGATGTAACTAAAACTGGAAGACCCGGTATTGATGGAACTGCAAAAGTTTCTTTGGTTGTAAATGAAAATACTCCAGATGAACTCTATTATAGATTAGATCCTGTTTATGAGAGTGACTTACCCACCACTAAATCTGAAGTTAATGTGGATGGGGATGTTTTACAAAATAATACCATTGAAATTAAAAAAAGTCTTTACAATGGAAAACATAAAGTATCAACAGCATCTACAAACTTCTTTGAATTTACGATTGGAATAACTCCAGAAAAATCTTCTTATATTTCATCTACTTCAGCTGCTATTATCAATTATGAAACTGATTGCACCCACACAAAAGGTCCTATCAGTCAACTTGAAATCATAAGTGGTGGTAAAGCATATTATTCTCTGCCAGGAATTACAACCGTTTCCTCAGTTAATGGAACTGGAGCGATTTTAGAAGTAGATAGTAACACCATTGGTCAAATCAATAAAACTAGAATCAAAGATATTGGTTTTGATTTCCCTGTTGATAAAACTTTAAAACCATCAATTACTCTACCAAATATAATTAAAATTGAATCCCTTAAGTCATTTGAATCCATTGGAATTACTTCCAGTGGTAGAGGATATTCAACTGCACCTAAACTTTTAATATTTGATGGAAAAACAAAAGAAAGAGTCACTGATATTGATTTAAAATATGATCTTGGTGACGAGAAGGTAACTATTCTTAAAAATACTAAAGGAATCAGCAATACCTTACCAACAATCATACCAACAGCAAATACAAATGGCGTTGGTATTAGCACCATTGGATTTAATACAACAACTAATCAAGTCACAGTGACTTTAGCAGTTGGATTTAGTACTGCTGAAAGTTTCCCAATCGCAGTTGGCGATAAAGTTCTAGTAGAAAATATTAGTGTTGGTGTTGGTTCCACAGGAAGAGGATTTAACTCCTCCGGATATAACTTCAAATTATTCCCTATTATTGATGTAGATCCAAATATTGGTGGAGTTGGAGCAACTGTTTCTTATAGTCTTGAGGGATTATTTGATTCTAGTAGAGGAGAATTTGTTGGCGAGTTTGACAAATTTAATTCTGGGGGAAGAATTATTCCTGAGAAACTTTTCCCAACCTTTGATATTGCATTAAAGGACAATAATTTTATTGATGGCGAAGTAGTTGAGTCTGACACTACTTCAGGAATAGTTGAAAGTTGGGATAGAAAAACTGGAGATCTTAGAGTTTCGACTGATAGAGATTTCTTAATTAATGAAGTTATCAGAGGAACTGCATCAAAAACTCAAGGAATTGCTTCTTCTATCACAACTTTTGAATCTTCAGTTGATACTGGTTCATCATCAAAAGTTTTGAAAGGATCTAGAACAGATTCCGGATTCTTAAATGCAAATATGCAGAGAGTTCAGGATAGTTTCTACTATCAGAACTTCTCATATTCACTTAGATCAAGAGTTGATTATGATACCTGGAATGATGTTGTAAGTACTACCAACCATACCGCAGGTTTCAAAAAATTTGCTGATTATCAACTTGAAACTCCAGCATCATTCTCCGAAGTAACTTCAAATTCGATGGCAGTAGGACTATCGACTGAGTTATCTTATTTTACAGTTGTCAACGATCTTTATGGAGTAGCTGATTTAAATTGTGTTTATAATTTTGATATTGTTGCTGAAAATTCTTTAGACATTGCTGGTTCTGTATATTCTGATGAAGTAATTTTTGCAAGTAGAATTTTGCAAGATTACTTTGAATCATTTGGAAATAGGGCTGTTCAAATTGACGATATGAGTGGATTATTTAACAGTAATCCCAGAACATCTAGATTTGCTTTAATTGATAGTTTTAATATTAATAATAGTAGAGCAATGAAGTATTTCATCTACTTTAAAGATGAAAGATTTATTGGTGAAAGACAATTTAATATAGTCACCATGGTTCAAGATGGAACATTTGCATATATGAACCAATATGCAAGAACGGATACCGTTGGTGAACTTGGATCATTTGATATGACTATCTCAGGAAATAATGGTTCTTTACAGTTCTTCCCCATCAAACCTGATGTCAATGATTATCAAGTTGTTAATATTGCATATCATCTCGATGATAATGTAACTGGAGTTGGAAGTACAGTATCCTTTGATAATGTAGTCGAGATACAAACGGATAGTGTTGATTGCACTAGTGGTCGTACAACAATTGTCTCTGTTGCAAACACTATTAGATCTATGAAGATCTATTCTTGTTTATCTGATTTAACTAATAATGAATATCAATATGATGAATTGAATGTAGTTCATGATGGTAGTGAAATTTATGTATCAGAATTTGGTAGATTAACTACAAATGGAACTGGTCCGTTTGTAGGAACTGGATTTGGAACTTTCTATCCATTCTTTGATGGATCTACAATTAAGATTGATTTTATCCCTGTTGCTGGAGCAGCAGTTACTGCAAATACAATGCAGATTGGAATTACTTCCGAATCTATTGTTGGATTTGGAACAACAGAGATGAAACATGCTTTCCTTGATGCACAAACCACAACGATTGCTGCATCTGGAAGCCCCGGAATTACTACAGTTGCATCTTATCTTCCAGAATATGATGCTGCATATTTCATGGTTCAAATTTCTGATACTGGAAGTAATCATAATCATCATGAAATGAGAGAAATGCTTGTTCTTGATGATTTCTCATCTACTGATGTGGAATCAACAACATATATTCAAGAATTCGGTATGGTAGAAACTGAAACTACTTTACCATACGTGACTGGACTTGGAACGTTTGGTGCAAGAGTAAATTCTGCTAATGGAGTATCATTAACGTTTACTCCAAATCCAGGTATTGGCGTAACAGTCAAAACCTTCATGAATGCACTTAGAATTGAAGATGATAGTAAAGATCAAATTGATTTTGATAATGGCTTGATTGTTTCACATTATGCAAGATATGAAGGAAGACAAAATGCTGTTAGAAAAACATTTGGACTTAATCATAAAGGTGCTCCAATCTTTGAAAAATATTTCGTAGGAAATGACAGCGACATTGTTAGCATTGATGCTAATACGATTAAGATTCCAAATCACTTCTATGTTACTGGTGAAGCAATTCGATATGATAGAAATGGTGGAATTACATCATCTATTGGTATTGCAACTACAAGTTTTGCTGGACTTGGTAATACAGAATTCCTTCCAGTCAATCAAGATATATTTGTAATTAAAATTACTGATGAAACAATTAAACTTGCATCAACTGCAGAAAATGCTCTCAAGAGAATTCCCATTGCTATTGAACTTGAAAGTGTTGGTATTGGAACCTCTCACAGATTTGTAGCAACAAATCAAGATGCTAAGTGCTTACTTGCTATTGATAATTTAATTCAATCACCTATAGTATCTACTGCTCAAACTCAAACTCTTGCAGATAGAGTATCGACTCTTGATACTACCATATCTGTGAGTGGCGTTACGTCATTCTTTGGTGGAGATTTGATAAAAATGGGCAATGAAGTCATGAAGATCACTGGTATTGGTGTTGGTGGTACAAACATATTTACTGTTATCCGTGGTCATGTTGGAAGTAATATTTCAGTGGGAGCAACTGGTGATATAATCACCAAAGTTGTAGGCAACTACATTATTAATGATAATGTTCTGAACTTCGTTGAACCCCCATTTGGTGGTCAACCAATTGGAAGTGTTACTAACAGGCCAGACGAAAGAGATTGGACTGGTATTACAACTGGTTCTACTTTCCAGGGAAGAATGTTTATGAGATCTGGAACACCAGACACAACGGAAGACACTTATTCCGGAAACGTACTATTCGATAGTCTTTCTGATCAATTTGATGGTACAACTCCAACCTATGTTCTTACCTCTGCAGGGTCATCTACAATTTCGGGTATATCTTCCGGAAATGGAATTATCTTAGTCAATGATATTTTCCAAGAACCTGGAAATAGTTCAGACTATACTATGGGAGAGAGTGCTGGTATTACGACCATTACATTTACCGGAACAGCATCATCAACAACAACTGATGCTAATACTGCCGGTCTTCCTCTTGGTGGAGTTTTACTTTCAGTAGGGTCTACAGCAGGGTTGGGATATCAACCTTTAGTTTCTGCAGGTGCAACTGTCAGTGTTTCTGGACTTGGAACTATTTCATTGGTTAGTGTAGGAAATACTGGATCTGGATATAGAGCACCAAATAAGTATGAATTCCTTGCAAATATTGCATCTCCGGTTGGAGTGGGATCAACTGAAATTTACATAGAAAATACTGGAAGTGTTCTAAATCTGGTTAGTATCCTAAACAGTGGATCTAATTGCACAATTGGTGTCGGAACCGATTTTACACCGGTTACAATTGTTTCCGCCGCATCTACTTTTGTTAGAATTGGAACTGGAAATACAATTTCTACTGCAATTTCTCAAGGAACTAAAACTAAAATTATTATTAATAATCCTCAAATTGGATTTGTAAATGTAAGTGTTGGTGAAAGTGCAACGGGAATTTCCACAATGACGCATGTTGGTTTTGCGACTATCATGACGGGAACTGGTAATATCTCAACTTCAGTTACAATAACAAATCCAGGTTCTGGATATACCACTCTGATTAAACCATTTGCAGAAATTGATGATCCACTTTCCTACTCAAATATTCCATTAAATTATGTTGGAACTGCTCAATCTGGACTGAATGCAACTGTAGATATTGTTGTTGGTAATGGGTCAAGTATTATTGATTTCTCAATTAATAATACAGGTGTTGGTTATGCTCCTGGAGAAATTCTTACTATTCCAATTGGTGGTTTGGCTGGAATTCCTACTTCGGGAACATTTAGTAGATTTGAATTGGATGTTCAAAAAGTATTCTCTGATGAATTTACTGGTTGGACAATTGGAACTTTACAAACTCTTGATGACCCATCTATCAATTTTGATGGTAGCACCAAAGCATTTAATATTACTCTTGGTGGTAATCAAATTTCAATTAGATCCAATAGAGGATCTAAGATTGATGTAGAACAAGTTCTTATAGTGTTTATTAATGATATTTTACAAGAACCTGGTCAAGGTTATCAATTCCCAGGCGGTAGTGTTATTACTTTCGCTGAAGCACCAAAACCTGGTGATTCATGTAAGATTATTTTCTATAAGGGAAGTGGAGATGATCAAGATGTTATCTTGAGGGAAATTATTGAAACTGTGAAGAAAGGTGATGAAGTTACCCTTGGATATGATCCAAGTCGTGGCCAAGATAAGTTCTTACAAGAAAATGCAAGGACTGTAACAGCAGTTAATACGACTGACCAAGTTCAAACATTCCCATATTTTGGTCCAGGTAATACTGCAGATGAAACATTGTTTAGACCACTTGTATGGTGTAGACAAACTGAGGACAAAATTATTGATGAAAAACGTGTCTCTAAAGATAGGGAACTATATGAACCACTTATCTATCCATATGCATATATAACAAAATCTGTTGGTATTGGTTCCACTCACATATATGTTGATAGAGTGAGACCACTATTCAATGGAAGAAATGAAAATGACACTAGTCTTTTATTCCAGAACAAAGTTAAATTTGTTTCTCAAGTCGTACAAGTAGGAGCATCTGCTACTGCAATTGTAAGTGCTGCAGGAACTGTATCATCTCTTGTTATATCCGATGGTGGTTCTGGATATCTATCTGCCCCTACTGTTAGTATTGCTGGAACCGCACAGCAAGATGCCACATTGGGATTAACCACTGCTACTGCTACTGCAACTATTAATGCAGCAGGAGCTGTTTCATCTTTAACTCTAACTAATGTTGGAACTGGTTATACATTTGACAAACCACCAGGTGTTCTGATTTCTTCTCCTGGATATAGTGAGGAAGAAAATTTAATCACAAACTTCCTTGGTGATTCTGGAATTATTGTTGGATTTGGAACAACGACTGTAAGTGGAGTTACCACTCAATTTATCTTTGACCTTCATATTCCATATGGATCTAAGTTAAGAGAATCAACAATCGTTGGAACTGCGGTAACTCTGAGTTCTTTGAGTAAGAATGATTACTTTATTGTTTCTAATTCTAATGTTGGATCTTTGACCACTTCCATTACCTCAATTGATCATCAAGATGGTTCCACTGCTGGTATTGGTAAATCGTTTGTTGACAACGTATATGTTGTTCAAAATGCACATAACGTTGAAAGAAATATCATCGGAATTGGAGTTTCGGTATTCAGAAGAGTATTTGTAAATGTTGATGATTCTTTCGCATTTGGAACTGCTGGAACTATCTCCACAACCACTCTCGCAGGTTATGGTGATTATAGTTGGGGTAAATTTGTAATGGCATCGAGAGCAGGATTAACCTCTCATATTGCATATACATCTGATGGGATAATCGGAATTAATACCTCTATGAGGGTTGAAAGATCTCAACAATTGAAGTCCAAAAATTATATCCCATCCAATACATAATAAATAAAAAAAACTCCATTAAATTGGCACAAAATGGCTGCAATTATAACTGATCAAATTAGAATATTGAATGCAAAGAATTTTGTATCTGGAGTTAGTTCCAGTTCTAATTCATACTATTCTTTTATTGGTCTACCAAATCCATCAGACTATCAAAGTGACTGGGACTCAAATCCTCCCGCTCCTAAGGATAATTTTTCTGAAGAGAATGATTACTGGGATACCATGATCGCTCTGAAGAAAATAAATTCTTCCGATGTTCGGCAGGTAATTCCCAAGAGAAATTGGGCTTCTGGCACCACTTATGACATGTATAGACATGATTATAGTGTGACCAAAACTGCGGCAGTTTCTGGTGCCACTAATCTTTATTCTGCATTTTATTATGTAATGAATAGTGATTTCAAAGTTTATATTTGCCTTCAAAATGGGTCAGAACCAAACAATCCAAATGGTAAACCGTCACTTGATGAACCAACATTCACAGATTTAGAACCAAGATCTGCTGGTTCTAGTGGTGATGGGTATATTTGGAAATATCTTTATACAATTAAACCTAATGAGGTTGTTAAATTTGAGTCTACTGATTTTATACCAGTTCCTGCCAATTGGGAATCCTCAACTGATAACTCAGTTGTTAGAGATAATGCTGTAGACGGATCTATTAAAATTGTAACTGTAACTAACGCTGGAGTTGGTTTAGGAACTGCTAATCAAACTTATACGAGAGTTCCAATTGAAGGTGATGGTTCCGGAGCAGAGTGTACCGTAACTGTTGGTGCTGATTCTAAAGTAAGTAGTGTAACAGTTTCAAATCAAGGATCTGGATATACTTTTGGAAGTTTGAATTTAATTTCTGGTGGAGTTCCAACCGGAACTACAATTCCCACTTTTGATGTGATCATGTCTCCTCAGGGTGGACATGGAAAAGATATTTACAGAGAACTTGGAGCATTCAATGTTCTGCTATATTCTAGAATTGAAAATGATAATGAGAATCCAGATTTTGTAACTGGTAATCAAATTGCAAGAGTTGGTGTTGTAGAAAATCCCGAAGTATCGACTGGGACAATTTTAAGTTCAGATAAAGCAAGTGCTCTTAATGCACTAAGACTGACTGGAACAGGATATAGTTCTGCTTCATTTACTGCAGATGCATACTTTACTCAAACAGTTGCTACTGGCACTACTGCAGTTGGTAGAGTTGTAAATTATGATGCAACAACAGGAGTTTTAAAATATTGGCAAGATAGATCTCTTGCAGGATTTAACACCGTTGGAACTGCTTTGACAAATCCAACATATGGTTTTGGTATAGAATCATTTACTGCTTCACCGTCACCAGGTGGAAGTTTAACTATTGTTCCATCAAGCGGATCTAATTTAGCAATTGATACTTCCTTTACTGGTATCTCAACCATAATAAATAATAAAACATATTATCTTGGTCAGTCATTTACCAGTGGAGTTGCAGGTCCTGAAGTTAAAAAACATGCAGGAAATATTATCTACGTTGATAACAGACCTTCAATTACCAGATCATCTAACCAAAAAGAAGATATCAAAATCATTTTGCAGTTCTAAAGAATTATGTCTCAGCAAACAAATCTCAATGTAGCTCCTTATTTTGACGACTTTGATCCTGCTAACGACTACCACAAAGTCCTATTTAAACCAGGATTTCCGGTTCAGGCGAGAGAATTAACAACTTTACAATCTATTCTTCAGAATCAGATTGAAAAATTTGGACAGCACTTTTTTAAAGAAGGTGCAAAGGTAATACCTGGTAATACTGGATATAGTCAATTATACTATTGTGTTCAACTGCAAAATACATATCTTGGAGTTCCTGTTTCTGCATATGCTGATCAGTTAATTGGAACAAAAATTACTGGTGAAGAATCTGGAGTAACTGCTGTTGTTGATAAAATACTTTTACCTGAAGATTCTGAAAGAGGAAATCTTACACTCTATATTAACTACTTAAGTTCCAGTACAGCAAATAATTCAACTCAAACTTTTTCTGATGGTGAATCACTAAGTTGTAATCAAATTATCTCATCTGGTCTTCTTGGAAACTCAACGATTGCTGCTGGATCGCCTTTCGCAAACGCTCTTGCTTCAGATGCATCTGCAACCGGATCTGCTTTTCAGATTCAACAAGGAGTATATTTTATTCATGGAAATTTTGTAAATGTTCAAACTGAAACTTTAATTCTGGATCAGTATGGAGAAAATCCAAACTACAGGATTGGTCTTCAAGTTACTGAAGAGATTGTTAATGCTGATGCTGATGAAACATTAAATGATAATTCTCAAGGATTTAATAATTATTCTGCTCCAGGAGCTGATAGATTAAAAATATCTGTAAGTTTATTTAAAAAACCATTAACTGACTACAATGATGATCAGTTTGTAGAACTAGCAATCGTAGAAGATGGAAATATTAAAACTCCTACTAAAAGGGGAGATTTGGGTGGAGGAGTTGGATCTCTTGATATTAGAGATATTTTAGCAAGAAGAACATATGCAGAATCTGGAGATTATTATGTAAAGGCATTTGATCTCTCTGTTCATGAATCTCTCAATAATCAAAAAGGTAATAGAGGAGTATTTAATTCTGGGCAATTAACTTATGGTGGTCTAATTCCAACTGATGATTTAGCACTTTATAAATTTTCTCCAGGTAGAGCATTTGTTCGTGGATATGATATTGATGTTGCAAGCACTACGTATATTGATGTTCCAAAACCAAGAACAACAAAAACCATTGAAGATCAGTCTATCATATACAATACAGGACCAACTTTAAAATTAAATAGAACTTTTAGAGCACCAGATGTTGGTATTGGCAATACGTATGTTCTTAGTTTAAGAGATCAAAGAGTTGGTGTAAACACTGATGGCACATCAGGAAATCCTGATCCAGCTGGAAAGGAGATTGGTGTAGCAAGAGTCTATGACTATAGATTAGAATCTGGATCATATGATGCAAATAATAGTTCACTTAATCAATGGGATATCGCGTTATATGATGTTCAAACAACTGTAGATTTAGTTCTCAACCAACCGACTACACTCTCCGTTCCTACTTTTGTTCAAGGTTCTCGTAGTGGTGCAACTGCATTTTTAAAAGATGCAGTTTCCAATTCAAATGCATTATCTGTGTATGAAACTGAGGGAGATTTTATAGTAAATGAACCTCTAGTATTTGATGGAGTTGCTAATGGTAGAATAGCCATTGCAGTAACTGCTCATGATTTATCTGCAGTTAAATCCGTATTTGGTTCAAATGATAGAGTAACTGGTATTAATACTTTTGCAGCAGATGTAATTCAATCAAAGAGTATAGTACTTGGAGTGGCAAATGTTTCCGAGGTATCTGGTGGCGTTAGTACAGTACGAAGTACAAATAATGCAATGCCTGGTGCATTTAAAGTAGGAGATCTTGTTGAATACACTAACACTGCAGTCAGTATAACTGACCCTTCAATGGCAAGAGTTGTAGGTGTAGCAACTAATACTATTTCAATCGCTGCTGTAACTAATGTTCCTGGAATTGTAATCGGAGCTCTTCCAACAAGTGATGTTAATGTAAGTGATTTTAGATTAGTAACAACTAAATTGGATTCATCTTCGGATAATACACTTTATACTCATTTACCAAAAGCAAACATTGCTTCAGTTGATCTTACTAATGCAAATTTAGTTATTAGAAAAACTTTATCTGTAGACATTGCTTCTAATCGACTTTCCTCTCAAGTGACTGCAGCGGCAAATGAAACATTTTTACCATTCGATGAAGAAAGATATTCTCTTATTAGATCTGATGGAACTGCAGAACCATTAACTGCAGACAAGGTGGCAATTGATTCTGCCGGAACAGGACTTAACATTTTTGGTCTTGGAGCAAACGACACCGGAGCATCTTTAATTGTTTCTATTAGAAAAGTAAAACCAACATCAAAAATAAAAATTAAAAATAGAGTTAAAACTCTAATTGTTGATAAATCAAATAACGCTGCCTCAGGAACTGGATCAACAACTGTAAACGATGGTCTGGACTATGGAGATGGTAATTTCCCATTCGGAACCAGAGTTCAGGATGAGACAATTTCATTAAATGTTCCTGATATTATCACAATTCATGGTATTTTTGAATCATCTGATACCAATGCTGCCTCTGCGCCAAAGGTTTCTTTAATTAATATCAATAGTACTTCTACCACAACAGCAGAATTATTGATTGGAGAATCCTTTACTGGTCAAACAACTGGGTCTGCACAGATAGTTACTGAAAAACTTACCGCAGGTCAAATTTCATTCACTTCTACTAATGATGTACAATTAGTAGAAGGTGAAACAGTAATATTCCAAGAGAGTGGAGTTCAGGCAATAGTATCTGTCTTAGAATCTCCAAGTTTTGATATTTCTCAAAACTTTAGTTTTATTACTGGCCAGGAAGAAACTTTCTATGATCAAGGAAGAATAAAAAGAAAGCAAGGTAAATCTGCTCCAGCAAAACAATTAAAAATTTATTTCTCAAGTGCTTCATTTGATTCAACAGACAATGGAGATATTACCACAGTAGAGTCTTATAAGAATTTTGAATATGGGTCCGAAATTAAGTCTGTCAATGGTTTCCGCATGTCGGATATTATTGATATTAGACCAAGAGTTTCTGAGTATACTGTCGCAGAAGATGCAAGATCTCCACTAGAATTTTTTGGAAGAACTTTTAATAGTGCTGGCAATTCTGCCACTAACATATTAGCGTCAGATGAATCGATTCTAACAACATTTTCATATTATCAAGGTAGAATTGATAGAGTTTTCTTAGATAAGAATGGAAAGTTTCAAGTTGTTTATGGAACTCCATCTGATCTTCCACGAAGACCTAATCCCGTTGATGAAGCATTGGAGGTCGCTGAAATTACGCTACCCCCATATCTCTATAATGTAAGTGAAGCATCTCTTAGATTCTTGGAACATAAAAGATTCCAAATGAAGGATATTAAAAATCTTGAAAATAGAATTAAGAGTCTTGAATTTTATACATCATTGTCTGTATTAGAGGCTAACACAGCAAACTTACTCATAACTGACGGTGATGGTCTTAACAGATTTAAGTCTGGTTTCTTTGTTGATAATTTCTCTACATTTAGACCTCAAGAAAATCGTATTGGAATTAAAAATAGTATTGATAGAAAACATAAAGAGTTAAGACCAAGACACTATACAAATTCAGTCGATCTTATTTTTGGACCTGTTGTAGGTGTAGATCCAACTGCGGATTTAAATTTTGCTTCTATTGAAGGAACAAATATCAGAAAGGCAAATGATGTAATTACTCTCGATTATAGTGAAGTAGAATATATTAATCAACCATTTGCGACTAGAACTGAAAGCGTAACTCCCTTCCTCATAAGTTTCTGGCAAGGAACTATGGAATTGAATCCTGCTTCAGATACTTGGGTAGATACCGTAAGAATTGATGCCAAGATTATTGATGTAGAGGGTGATTATGCTTCTACCGTAGAGCGTTTAGCAGATACAGAAGGTCTTGACCCACAAACCGGTTTTGCTCCTATTGTTTGGAATTCTTGGGAAGCAAATTGGACTGGTTTTGAATTTAATGATACTACTAGAACAACAACTTCTGGTTTCCGAAACGTCGGCGGCACCAGAGGTGTTGGTGGTTGGATCAATGGTGGTTCAGGTGTTGCACAATTAGTTCAAACTCAAGTATCAGATGTAGTAGAAGAAACTCTCAGAGAGACAATAGAAACTGGTGTTGAGTCTAGAACTGGTCTTAGGACAATTGTTACAGAGCAGTTTGATACAGAGTCTGTCGGAGACAGAACTGTAAGTAGGGATCTTGTTCCATTCATGAGGTCAAGAAACGTTGAATTTGTTTCTAAGAGAATGAAACCTCTAACCAGAATGTACGCATTCTTTGACGGTGAAGATGTAACCAAATATTGTGTTCCTAAATTACTTGAAATTTCCATGGTCTCCGGAAATTTCCAAGTTGGGGAAACTGTTACGGGACGCATGACTCCTACTGGCCTTGGTTTGAATGATAGAAATCCACCAAGAATTACATTCAGAGTTGCTCAGTCTAATCATAGAGAGGGTGAATATAACGCACCTGATCAAGTGTTCAGAGAAAATCCTTATAATGGAACTCCTTTAGGAGCAGTATACTCAGCATCTGCAACCATCCTCAACGTTGATACATTCTCACTTTCAAATGAAGCACAGGGGCAGTATAGTGGTTATGTTGCTCAGGGAATGGTTCTCAGAGGTGCTACAAGTGGTGCAGAGGCAACGATTGCAAATGTAAGGTTAGTTTCCGATTTAGCAGCAAACATTACAGGAAGTTTCTTTATTCCTAATCCAAACAATGTAAATCATCCAAGATTTGAGACAGGAACGAAAAACTTTGTTCTCATTAATGATGAGGATAATGATGTCAATGAAGCAACAACTGTTGCTGAGGAAGGATTTACCTCCTCTGGAACTCTTGAAACTATTCAAGAAAATATTCTTTCTATTAGAAATGCAAGAATTGAGCAAAGGCAGGAATTCCAGGAAAGAAACGTTAACCGAAATCTTGGAACACAAGTTGTTGGTTCTCAAGTTGTCGGTTCAACTTCCAGAGATGTTGTTGTTGGTTGGTATGATCCACTAGCACAATCTTTCTTAGTTGAAGAAGAAACTGGAGTATTTGTCACCAAATGTGATGTTTACTTCAGGACAAAAGATGATATGGACATTCCTCTTGTGTTCCAACTCAGAACAATGGAGAATGGATTCCCAACACAAAAGATTCTTCCTTTCTCTGAGATTGTTATTGATCCTGCGGATATTGATACGTCAGATGATGGATCTGTAGCAACTACAATTGAGTTTAAAGCTCCTGTTTACCTAGAGGGTGGTAATGAATATGCAATAGCACTTGCATCTAACTCAACTAAGTATAGTGTTTACATATCGAGAATTGGTGAAAATGATCTTTTAAGTGATGTATTTATTTCAAACCAACCATATCTTGGATCTCTGTTTAAATCTCAGAACGCATCTACTTGGGAAGCAAGTCAGTGGGAAGATCTTAAATTTATCATGTATAGAGCGGACTTTATTGATTCTGGAACGGTAGAATTTTACAGTCCAGAATTAACTGAAGGTAATAGACAGATTCCAACTTTACAACCAGATTCAATTGTACTTTCTTCTAGAAAAATACGAGTTGGTCTTGGAACTACAGTTAAAGATTCTTCATATGAATTTGGTAATACTTTCTTCCAACAAACAACTAATGCAACCGGTAATTTAGTTGGAACGGCAGGAACAGCTGCTGGGACATTAACAGTTTCAAATGCTGGTATTGGTTTGACTCCAAATGATGGATCACTTACCTTTACAGGAGTCAATCTTGTTACATTAAGTGGTAGTGGTAGAGGTGCTCAAGCTCAGGTCAGTGTTGTAGATGGTGTTGTTACTACTGCACGAGTAACTAATGCAGGTGGTAGTGGATATCAAGTAGGTGATGTTCTTGGAATCAATACAATTGGTAATGCTTCGGTCGGTAGAAATGTAAGACTAACAGTTTCTGCAATCGGTGATCCCAATGAACTTGTGCTTGATAATGTTCAAGGAGAGTTTGTTGTTGGTTCAGCAAAAACCATGATGTACATTAATAGTGCAGGAATTACAACCGAACTTAACTATGGATTCCCTGGAGGTGTTGGTGGTGATGTTCAAATTTCTACTATTAACGTTGAAAGTGATGGACTTCATGCAAAAGTTGAACATCAAAATCATGGAATGTACTTTATTGACAATAAAGTCATTCTATCTGGAATCTCTCCAGATGTTAAACCAACCAGATTAACAGCATCTTATTCACCTGATTCTACTGCTGGAATTTCTGTTGTTGATGCTTCCAACTTTACCACATTTGAAAATGTTGGTGTAGGAACAACCAATACTGGTTATCTACTAATTGGTGATGAAGTAATTGAATATACATCTGTCACCGGTAGTAATATTGGTGGTAACATTGTAAGAGGATCAAATCCAATAACATATCCAGTTGGAACTCCAGTATTTAAATATGAACTTGGAGGAGTCAATCTACACAGATTCAATAAAACTCATTCTCTGAGTGATGTTTCAATCGGAAGTTCAATTACTTTTGATTCGTATAATATTAAACTGGATATGTCGGAGAAATTCAACACTAACAATGATGATCGTAGTAATGATGTAGGATATCCAAAATTATACATTGCAGAATCTAAATCGACTGGAGGATTAGGAATCAAGGCAACTCAAAATATGCCATTTGAAATTATTACTCCAATTGTTCAAAATGTCACTGTTAGAGGAACATCTCTTAGTGCTGAAGTTAGAACAATAACTGGTCAAAGTATTAGTGGAAATGAAATTGCATATATTGATGCTGGATTTGAACCATTAATCGTTAACAAACCAAACTATCTTGATAGCACTAGAATACTTGCATCTAAAGTTAATGAGGATGCTAAACTAACTGCTATTGAGGGGTCCAAGTCCATGCAAATGAGGCTTAATTTGGTGACTACTGATTCTCGTGTATCACCAGTTGTTGATGGTCAAAGAGTTAGCACTATTCTTTCTTCAAATAGAGTTAATAGTGAGATTACAGACTTTGCAACAGATCCAAGAGCAAATGGAATCTTTACAGATCCAACTGCATGTCAATATGTGTCTAAGGAGATTACTCTAGAAAATCCAGGAACTTCGTTGAAGGTCATACTGGATGCTCACATTAATGATTATTCTGATATAAGAGTGTTCTATGCCATTAGTAATAAAACTGGATTTAATCCAATCTTTGTTCCATTCCCAGGATATGCAAATCTGAATTCTAGAGGTCAAATTATTGATCCAGCTAACAATAATGGTGAACCTGATAGTTTTGTATCAAAAACACAAACTTATGGTTTTGATAGTGAGTCAATTGAATTTAAAGAACATACATTTACTAGAGATCAACTGCCACCATTTAAATCCTATAGAATTAAAGTTCTATTGACAGGAACAAATCAAACTTATGTTCCAAGATTTAGAAACCTGAGAGTCCTTGCGTTAGCATAATGTATAAAGTTAAAGATCATGCGGATCTTTTGAGAGATCCGCACACTGGTGCAATTGTAAATTCTAATTCTTTAGATCATGCCAAATATGTAAAGAGACGTGAGGCAAAAGATAAAGAGCATCAAAAGGTACAAACAATTGAGGATGAAGTTGCTAGTATGAAAGATGATATTGATGAAATCAAATCACTATTAAAGGAGTTAATCAATGGACCCAAATGATATTAGTTTAGATAATCTTTCTAAGAGTTTTGAATATGCCAAGTTGTCCGGTGAAATAGATAGTTGTAATGATATTGAAGAACTTAGAAATATTGCTAAGTGTTTTTGTAAACTTTATTATAAACAGCAGGAAACAATGCAAGTAATGGGTTTAGCAAATGGCAACTAAAAACGTAACCTTTGATCCTGATGCTGGAATACCAAAAGGTGTGAACCTAACCATTCACACTGGATCAGATTTTGCGACAAATTTCAATGTTGTCAATACTTCTAATAGTGCCTTTAATCTTACTGGTTATAGTGGATCATCTGCAATGTCTAAAAGTGTTGCTATCGGAGCAACACTTGGTATTACAACTTCATTTGCTGTTGGGTTCACAAGTGCCTATGACGGTAAGTTCAAAGTATCTTTAAACTCCACACAAACAAGAAGTTTGGATGAAGGAAGATACGTTTACAATGTATTAGTAAGTTCAGGCACCACAGTTTATAGTATTGTAAACGGTAATGTTTTAGTTATTGCAGGAATAACTACAGCACCGTCATAAATATAGTTACGGAATTAGTGTATAAATGGCTCAACCCGCAAGCAGGTCTGACCTCGTAAACTACTGTAAGAGACAACTGGGGGCACCAGTATTAGAAATCAATGTTGCCGATGAGCAAATTGATGATCTAATAGATGATGCACTACAGTATTTTTATGAAAGACATTTTGATGGTGTTGTTCAGACTTTTCTAAAATACAAAATTACTGAAGCAGATATTGATAGAGGTAGGACAAGAGGAAATAATAAAACAGTTGGAATTGTAACTACAACTGCAGATGCAAATATTGATAATCAAACAGTAACTTTCTCATACGAAGAGAATAGTAATTATATTCAAGTACCACCATCAGTTATTGGGATAACTAAAATTTTTAAATTTGATGGTGCAAACACTGTAACTAACAACATGTTCAGTGTAAAATATCAGATGTTCCTTAATGACATATATTATTTTGGAGGAACTGAATTACTAACTTATGCAATGACAAGATCCTATCTTGAAGATATGGACTTTTTGCTGAACACACAAAAACAAATTAGATTTAATCAAAGACAAGATAGACTTTACTTAGACATTGATTTTGCAGAACTAAGTAAAGATAATTATATCGTCCTTGATTGTTATAGATTACTTGATCCAAATCAGTTTACAAGAGTTTGGAATGACTCTTTCTTGAAACGATATGTAACTCAACTAATCAAACGTCAGTGGGGACAAAATCTAATGAAGTTCCAGGGAGTTAAATTACCTGGAGGTATTGAATTGAATGGTAGACAAATCTATGATGATGCACAAAAAGAACTAGATTCTATCAGAGAGATAATGTCTAATACTTATGAAATTCCCCCTATGGACATGATTGGTTAAAAATATGCTTAACCCATACTTTCAACAAGGATCAAGGTCTGAACAAAACTTAATTCAAGATCTCATCAATGAACAATTGAGGATGTATGGTGTTGAGGTGCATTATCTTCCAAGAAAATATATTACAGAGAATACAATTATAAAGGAAGTAATACAATCAAAATTTGATGATGCATATCCAATAGAAGCATATGTTGATAACTTTGAAGGGTATGGAGATACATCCACGATTTTATCTAAGTTTGGAATTCAGGCAACAAATGAAATAACTTTGATTATATCAAAAGAAAGATTTGAAACTTATATCTCCCCTCTTATAAAGAATGAGGAAAATATCAAATTATCAACCAGACCAAAAGAAGGAGACTTGATTTATTTTCCTCTTGGGGATCGTCTGTTTGAAATTAAATTTGTTGAACATGAAAAACCTTTTTATCAATTACAAAAGAACTATGTTTATGAGCTGAGATGTGAACTCTTCCGTCTTGGAGATGAAGTCATCGATACTGGTGTTGAGGATATTGATGACATTCTAACTGGTGGTGAATCTGATGGATTGTCTGAAGATGGTAGATCCACAACCGTTGGACCATCTCAAACTTTAACATTAGTCGGAACTGGAGTAACAGCAACTGCAATAACTGGAATTGTTACTTCTGGTGGTATTAGACTGATTACAGTCACTAATAGGGGTGGAGGATATATTGGAGTACCAAGAATTGGAATATCTTCTGCACCTTCGGGTGGAGTCACTGGTATAGCCTCTGCTCGAATGATTGGTGGAATTATTGTTTGTAATGACAGTGCAAATCCAAAGGCGAGATCTGTTCAAGCAGTTGATATTGTAAATCCAGGTTTTGGATATACTGTAGCACCAGGAGTAAGATTTATCGGTGGTGGTGGAGCAGGTGCTGCAGCAACAACCAAGATTGGTGATGGAATTGTAGGGGTTGTTACTCTTACTGATGCTGGATCTGGATATACAACTGCACCATCAATTACATTCAGTAATGAAGTATTCTTAAGCGGTGTAACCACTGTATCTGCCGCTGCAACAGCAGTTGTAGGTTCTGGAGGTACAATTACGTCAATTAGGATTACTAATGCTGGTTTGGGTTACAGTGTTGCTCCCACGGTCACTCTGTCTGATCCAAATATGAATTCTTCCGGCAACTTTACATTCAATGAAATAGTTACTGGATCTGTCAGTGGAACTACGGGTAGAGTTAAGACTTGGAACTCTACTACAAATGCCCTTGAGGTTGGTAATATTACCGGAGAATTCACTGTTGGGGAAAATATAGTTGGTTCAACATCAGGCGCATCTCATGGATTATTAAGTATAAGAATAGATCCCACAGATGATGGATTTAGCGATAATATTGATATAGAAAACGAAGCAGATTCTATTTTAGACTTCTCTGAGCAGAACCCATTTGGTATTCCATAAATAGTTTTTATTATACCAATAATATCATTATAGGACTCAAAGATGTTTGAATATTTTTATAACGAAATTTTAAGGAGGACCATTATTTCTTTTGGTACTCTTTTTAATTCTATAACGATAAAACAAACTAATTCTTCAGATGACGTTGTTAGCGTTGTCAGGGTTCCTTTGGCCTATGGACCAACTCAAAAGTTTTTGGCAAGACTTGAGCAGTCTGCTGATTTAAATAAATCAACGGCAATAACTCTACCAAGAATGTCATTTGAATTTACTGGATTGACATATGATGGTTCAAGAAAGGTAAGCACGACTCAGCAATATACAGTAAAAGATCCTGATGACGGATCTGAAAGCAAAAAGATATACATGCCAGTTCCATATAATATGCAATTTGAACTGAGCATTATGGCAAAATTAAATGATGATGCCCTTCAAATTGTTGAACAGATTCTACCATATTTTCAACCATCATATAATCTTTCGGTAGAACTTGTTGAATCGATTAAAGAAAAAAGAGACATTCCAGTTGTCTTAGAAAATATCACGATGCAAGATGATTATGAAGGAGATTTTACTTCTAGGAGAGTTCTTCTTTATACTCTAAGATTTACCGCAAAAACATATCTGTTTGGCCCAGCAACAAGTGGAACCAAAGATATCATCAAGAGAGCATCTGTCAGTTATCTCACAGGTACAGATCTTACAAATTCTACAAGAGAAGTTACATTTACAACTATTCCAAGGGCACTTAAAAATTATACTGGTGATGTAACAACAACACTTTCTGCAGATATTACCAAAACACTCAAAACATTCGAGGTTGAAGATGCAAGCGGATTAACTGCCAAATCTCGTATTGATGTTGAAGGTGAATTGTTATTCATTAAATCAATAACAGGAAATAAACTAACCGTTCTGAGAGGACAAGACGATACTACCATATCTGAACATTTAAGAGGAGCACCGGTTCACATCATTAATGCTGATGATAATGCACTGATTGAAGAAGGTGATGATTTTGGATTTAGTGGTAGTTTAGTATGACAAGTAAATTTGACAGTTTAAATGAAGAGTTTGATGTTGTTGATGATATTGTTCAACCTGAGGTTGTCAACGATAAAATTGATAAAGTTAAATCTTCTGTAGATGATGTTAGAAAAGATTATGACTATACGAGAGGTAATCTTTATAGCATAATTGAAAAAGGTCAGGAAGCAATAAATGGTATTCTTGAATTAGCACAAGAGAGTGAAATGCCCAGAGCATATGAAGTTGCTGGACAACTAATTAAAAATGTAGCAGATGCCACTGATAAATTGATGGATCTTCAGAAAAAACTGAAAGACGTTGAAGAAGAAAAACAATCAGGGCCATCTAATGTAACCAATGCATTATTTGTAGGATCAACTGCCGAGTTGGCAAAACTATTAAAGAGTGAGCGTGGAGAAAAGAATAAATAAATTTGGGAGAGAAATCCCAAAGTACATAGGTTACTAATACAATGCCAAGAGAGGATTTACCTTCGATTGAAGACTTTACGAAAGATTATAGCAATCTACCATCAATCGAAGAATTTATAACTGAAGAAGTAAATACAGAGTTACCATCTGTTAAGGATTATCTTGAAGAAGAAATCCAGACTATTGAAGATGTTGAAGAAAATACTCTTTCAGAGGTAGGAGATATAATTCCACCATTTCCAGAATTAATTCGTTTGATTAATGATGTCAGGAAGGACATCCCAGATATTCCGGAAATAAAGTATTATGATAAAGAATTAAACAACCTAACCGAACAGATCAATCAAGTAAGAGAAGAGATACTTGAAGTTCCTGAAGTTAGATATTATGAAGCAGAGATAGAGGCAATCTGTGAACAGATTGATTTGGTAAAGCAGGTAGTAGAAAAAAACGCTGCAGAAATTCCAGAAATAAAATATTATGACGATCAGATCAACGTATTAGAAGAACGTCTTGCTCAGGTAAATCAGAATATTGAGGAACTACCTGAACCAAAATATTATGAGGAAGATCTTCAGTCTATTAGAATAGCAATACAAGAAGTACAGGATCAAATTCCTACATTCCCTAAGTGGGTTAATGAGGTAAATGAAGTTCCCGACTTCTCTTGGATTGGAAAAACCTTTAGTGTCATTGACGATGATTTTATTAAAGTTCATGATGCAGTTGAAGGGCTGAAAGGAAAGGTTGAATTTGATTTAGATCAGATTGCAGAGCATTTTGATAGAAAAGAATTTGAAACTAGAACATCCTTTAATGAATTTCGGAAGGATCTGAATAGTAGATATGATTCTGAGAAAGAAAGATCTGATTCGGAAAAGGAAAGAATCTGGAAGGAAATAAAAGAAACTTCCATGAGAATGTGGGGACACCACAAAGAATTTAAAGATGATGATAGGAAGTTAAAAAAGCAAATTTTAGGTGAGTACAATCTTCTCAAAAAATCTCTCAAAGATCAAATTGAAGGTGTAAATCAAGAGAGTGTAAAAACTGATGAATTACTTCTCAATTACTTCAATGAACTGAAGAAAGAAATTACAGAATTGCCTGAAGTAAAATATTATGATGAACAGATTGATAAACTTGATGATGAATTTAAGTCCTTAAGAACTCTTGTTGAAGAAATAAAAGAAAAACAAGAGGTCTTAAAAGAGGAAGTCAATAACAGACCAATTCAATCAGATCTAAGTGAATCTAATGTTGATCCACTAACTCCATTAGATCAAAACTTTGCCACACTGGATGATTTGTCTAGTCATTACAGGTTATTTTTGAATCGAATTCAACAACAACTGGCAACCATTGGTGGTGGCGGTG